ATAATGTGCCATAAGTTGCACTAATAGTATAAATCATTGCTCAATTTTAAACTTTGCACTCTTAAAGTGCGTTTTACTACACATCTTGTCAAAGATATATGCATTTACTCGGAATCTATCCGAATTGCTGCATTTTATATGTTTAGTCATATCTCTTTGGTGTTAATTTACCCTCGTTCGTGAATCAAGGGTAATCGTTACGCTTGACATTTGACTGAGTGGGGGAGACGGCTTCTATCATCCATTAAATCCACCGCCTCCCAACAACCTACTCATAGCCAAGATATGTGCTTCCAGTATTGGTTAACTGTTGACTTTCTGATTCCATCGCTAGAGCCTAGTGCTTTGCGCTTTCTACGGTAATCAACGTAGCACTCTTTACATCTGCCCTTATAGTAGGCGAACACTCCGTTCTTCTTCTGCGGGCTAAATGAATCTAGCGTTTTGCTCTGGTGACACGTGTTGCAGATTTTGGTATCCATTTTATTTTCACTAAATTTGTTAACACTAACTTAACATTCAGAGTATGAAGTACTTAGCAATCATTGCGCTTTTCACACTATCATCATGCGGTGCTTATGAAGCGAGCACGGCTTACGCTCCAGTAAGCAACACTTGTAACGACATGGACTGCAAGAACTTAGGGAGTATTCATCAGCACATTATCTTCGAGTAGTTACTCAACATCCTGCTCTTCCCCATCATCATATATGTCGTAATGTTCGCCTGAGTTGCCGTTACGCATAATGATTTGCATACGCTTTTCGGCTTCATCTTCGCTATCTTCAAAGTCGTCCCAGTAGAGGAACTTATAATCTTTTCCGGACATAACATTTAGTTTAGTACCCCCGGCTGGACTCGAACCAGCAACCTACGCATTAGAAGTGCGTTGCGCTATCCATTGTGCTACGGGGGCGTCATTTATCCATCACAACTCAAACAATCGGGATTCATGGCTCTTGCCGCAATATCTCCACGAAGAACTGATTCTGTTCTCATGTAATACAGCGTCTTAATGCCTCCCTTCCACGCCTCCATGTGGACTTGGTTAATCCATTTAGGTGAGGCTTCTGACGGGAACGCTAAGTTCAACGATACAGATTGGTCCACGTAAGCCTGACGTATTGAGGCCTGCTTGACTAACTCAAGTTGATTTATCTCCTTGAACGTCTTGAATACATCCTTTACTGTGTCGTATTCTTCTGTAATATCACCAATATTAGTCAGCTTCCCGTTGACGTATCCCCATCCATCAAGTTCGTGTAGTTCTTGAACTGAACCTCCGTCAGCAAGAATCTTGTCCCAAGTCTCCTTGTTATTGATTCCGATTCTCTTTAATACACGCTCAAGCTCTGGATTCTTTCTAATGAATGTTCCCTTGGCTGATTGCTCAGTGAATACATTTGCCGCCCATGGCTCAATTCCTGCTGATACGTTACCGCTCAACTTTGAATTTGAAACGGTTGGTGCGATTGCTCTCAGGTGTGTGTTTCTCATTCCGAAACCTCGGCACCATAGCGGTTCTCCGTAGGTGCGAGCCATATCACGACTAGCCCTCTCGGACTCCATCTTGATGTGCGAGAAGATTTTACGTGTGGCGAATTGGGCGGGGAGACCCTCAAAGGGCAAGCCCTTCTGCTGAAGGTACGTGTGCCATCCGAGGACTCCCAATCCCAACGCTCTTCCCTTTTCTGCGCTACGCACGGAGTTTTCAAAACCCCTCATGTTCTTGGCCTTTTGGATAAACTCCTCAAGAACCCCATCTAAAAACATGGTAGAGTAGTAGACTGAATCGGTGTCTTTCCACTCATCAAATTTCGCCAAGTTCATTGACGAAAGACAGCAGACGAAAGAGTGGGACTCGTCTGTGTGTAGTGTAATCTCAGAACAGATGTTGGTCATAAAGACCTTCAATCCGTTGTGCTTGTACATATCAGGATTCTGCTTGTTTACGTTACCTCTGTACATAACGTAAGGCTCACCCGTTGCTTTTCTTTTCTGCAATACTTTAGACCAACGTCTACGAGCGTCATCATCTCCCTCCTCAAGTCTACGCATAAACTTATCGGATACGACAACACATTGGTGCAAGTTCAAGCATTGGCGGTTGACATCACCCTTTGGCTCACGAATCTCAATCCAATCATAAAAGTCTTCGTGTTCGATATTCAGGTTTACGGATGCCGCACCTCTACGAACGTTGCCCTGTGATGTGGCTAGGATTGTGCTGTCAAATATCTTACAGAAAGGAACGACCCCATCTGTAGTGCCGTTTCCGTTAGCGATAGGAGAACCTGCTGGTCGAATCATATTGACGCCGATACCAACACCACCGCCATGCTTTGCCAGTAGCATCATCTCAAGGTTCTTCCCTCCGATTTCTGGGATGCTATCGCCTACATCGATACCGAAGCAAGAGATTGGTAAACCTCTGTCTGTTCCGGTATTAGAGAGAACGGGTGTCGCTAAACAAAGCCAGTTGTCCCAGATAAGCTGAAAGAACTTATCCGCCAATTCATTTTTGTTTAATCTTTTAGCTACCGCACTGGAGACTCGCATATAGGCGTCTCTAGGCGTCTCTCCGTTATATAGATATCCCTTGGTGATTGTCTTTACGTATTCCTCGGTGTTTCCCCACGCAGGAAAGTCTTGACCGATTTCCCAGCCAAACTCTTCTCCAAAATTCTTAGCCATTACAATTCGTATTTATCGTCAAGGTACTTGTCGTACACCGCATCAAAGCGTCTAATGAATCCCTTATTTATTTCCCTCATCGTGTTAACACTTTTAACCGCATGAATTACGGTTGAGTGATTACGATTAAACATGAATCCAATCTCGTAGTAAGAAAGATTAAGGTCATTGCGCATGATGCTCATGGCTGTGTGCCTTGCGAATACAACGTTTTGTCTTCTTGTCTTCCCTTGCATTTTCATTGGGTCCGTGTTGAACTCCTCAGCGCAAATCTTAACGAGTCTGTAAACATTATTCATGGGTAGTCCTTTTCTATTTATGAATTGATTATTACCAGATGTCTTCGAAATCTTCCCCCTCATTCGCCTTTGAATAGTCAGTAGGACGAATGGCAAAGAAATCAGTATGAGTGTGCCCGCCAGTAAGGTGGTAGAACCAGTCCAGTTCAGCCGCTCTATTTGTATCATACTCAAAGATACCTGTATATCCCAACTCAAGCAACTTTTCATTGCATCTTTTTTTAATAAAATGCTTTAGGTCTTCTGCCTTCATGTTCTCAAGGTCTCCTTTCTCGAATATCTTGTCAATGAATTGCATTTCCATCTCAACCATGATGCGAGCAGCTTCTTCCACTTCTAACTGAACCGCTTGTTTTAGCTCGGGATACTCCTCGCACATATGTCTGAATAATTGACAGCCCATCTTGGAGTGAAGTGATTCGTCACGCACTGACCATTTCATCTGCTGACCGATTCCCTTTAGAAGATTGCGCATTTGGAATGAATACAAGACAGCGAAAGACGAATAGAGTGCTACACCCTCAGCAAAGGCACTGAAGATTGCGATTGAACGTGCAACGTCAGCCCGTGCATTATTATCCTTCAGTAAGTCGCTAGGATTATAGTCAGCCTTCGTATTGCTTAAACTCTCGAACCGCTGTGCAATGGCAGGCTCGTGAAGGAATCCTTCAAAGTCATCAAGGCCCAACGTCTCATTCAGATAGGAATAAGCGGTTGCATGGATTGTTTCCTGTGAGCCGAACATCATAGCCATCTGCTTAATCTCATGCTTGGGGAACCACTTGGTTACGTACTGCGTCCAATAGTCAGATACCGCACATTCAGTTTGTGCGAATCCCAGAAGGATGTTTCCAACGATATGTTTCTCTTTCTCGGATAAGTTCTCCCTAAAGTCCTTAACGTCATTTTGCATTGAGATTTCTGTGTGAAGCCAAAACGCTTGGGCTTGCTTCAGCCATCCTTCCGTGTAATAAATCGGATACTCAAACGGCTTAAATGGGATTCTATCCTCGAATAACATACCTCTTGTGTGGTTTTTAATTAGACAAACAAAGGGGCCGTAGCCCCTTCGTGATTGGAATGCGAATATATGGAATGAAATTATCTTTCGCTTAACGAAATTGCCATCACAAAAACATTTTTGTCTGATATAACTTCGCTGAGTTTAGGTATCCATCCTTCTGCATTATCGTCTCCCGTAGCAGCGTTTCCAACGACACGAAAGTTAGAACATTGGCAAAGTTCTGCTAGTTCTTTTCTCTTGAAGACATACGCCGTGTCGCTATCTTCTTTCATTATGTAGATATAATAATCAGCCTTAGACGCAAGTATACCGCTGTCTTCAGATTTAGATGTGTTTCTAAATTCTATATACAAGTTTGGTTGGTTTGGTGTCTTCCTTCTCTTAGCCCACCAGTACGCCTTCTCATCGTACTTGACTTCAAAGGTTACGGTCCTGCCCTCCTTGTCTGCTTTTATATCCCAATCGTAGAATCTTTTTTCCGGGGCAGGAGTTATGTCATAGCCTCTATCTAATAAATAGTTAGCCCACATTTCTTCTCCTATTTTCCCAGAATGATTCATCAATCTTCTGTTTCTCTACGTGCGCTTTTAATCATATCAAGCTCAGAACGAACCTTCAATAAATACTGCGAACACAGATGTCTAACGTAGTCTTCTCTGTCAATAGGCTCACCTCCGTTAGTGTGAAGGGCCTCGTATAATTCTGTAGTCTCCTTGTGTATCATCAAGGTAGCCTTGCAGTACGATTCTGATAATTGCTCCTTTGTCATTTCCCCTTTATGATTTTAATAACCTCGTCTACTTGTTTTTGATTCTTAGGGAGAAATACGCTGTAATGACCCATCTCATTATCAACAAGCCACTTTAAGAATAATTTCCATCGCACCGTAAACGTGTGCTGTGATGGAATGTAGCCTTTTGTCTCAATAAAGAACTCGTGTTCATATGAAACAAAGTCCGGCTTGTACGTGATGGGCAATTCCTTCTTGCCAGTCTTGTCCATCAAGTCCCTCTTTGTGCCCGTGGATTTAAGATAAGTTCCTTCGTAACGAAACCCGGGAAGAAGTTCTATGACTTCAGACTCGTAACCGAACTTAAGCCCGGCATTTTTCAGCTCCTTATAGCAGTACCACTCAAGGTTTGACTGAAAAGTCTTTCCATCATAGACCTTCTTCTTGGATTTAATTGCCCCGGTCTTCTTTCGCCCCATAGCCAAATATAAAGTTATTGACGGACACCAGATGAACTTTTTTTAGAATGCGTTGTTGATATCTCCATTTGGAGAGAACGATATCTGCTCCTGCATCGTAGACAGCGGTTGGAAAATCATACCTCCTAAAACATATCTAAACGATGTTCGTAAATTATTCATTTCAAACAAGATAGGTTCATCAATACTAGTGGGTGAGCCTCCTGTTTCAGTCATTCTAATCTTACGAACGTGCATCTCAATAACTCTGCGCATACCCGGCTCCGGGTGCTGGATTTTTCTATGAAAGGTCAAGAAATCATCCGCCCGGTTGACCATCTTACCTCCACCTTCAGTGGATTCTGCGTACGGAGCAATAGGCAATCCATCCGGGCCTTTGATACGTTGAGCCTCCGTAACTGCGTGAGTGTTTAGCCATAGGGCTACGCCTTTTGAGTTAGCAAAGGTCAGCATTTCAGATACCGCCTCGTAGTGATACTCGTGAGTACTAAGGTTCTTGCCTTGACCCATGTCGATACGTAATCCATTATATGGGTCTATAAAGATTCCATCTAAATCTTGATTTCGTATTAGTTTCTCGGCAAAGATTAGCAGGTCGTAAAACGAATACACCTTGTCGTTCGATATGATTGTGAAGTGCTTACTTACCCAATCGTAAGCCATCTTACGTTGATGGTTCATCATGTTGCGTATTGGCATATCCATAGCAAACTCCATGAGTCTCATCTTGATGGATGCGGTTGAGTTTTCTGATGAGTATACCATCCATTTCCAACCATGTAACATAGATGCCGCCACCTGTAAGTACAAAGCAAAAGTTGTCTTACCGATGTTTGAGTGACCATTGATGATGGTGAAGTTCTTTTTGAGCCTCCAATGCTCATCTACTTTAGGTATACCGATTGGCAACCCTAATTCAATGCGCCCACCAGCAAAGTCATCAATCCACTTGTAATCACTATCATCACTAGATATAAACGACATATCGCCATCGAGAATCTTCATCTCACGTTGAATCTTCTCACGCTCATCCATGACCTCCTTGACGGGCATCTTCTTGCCATCCTCAATTCCATCACGAATGGTTGTTATAGCGTTTTCTTCGCTATCGATGTCTCGCTTCTGTATTTCTCTGAATAGTACACGAACCACCTCTTCCTCCTCGAGTTTGCCTGCGGCTATGTAGCCACCGCATAAACGAGATGCACGATAGAGTACGCTGTGTTTTTCTCCATCAGCGGCCCTCCGAATCATCTTACATGAGATGTTCAGTTGCTCATAGTCGGTGACTATCTCCGTTGGCATCATCGCCTCTTGCGATTCAGCCCGCTCGGATATCATGCCCCCAAACTTTTTAGCCTCTTCATTGACGGCTAGGTTGGGGTCGTATGATTCAAAACAAGCCCGGCTTACATTGATACCGCTCGGGTCAACCTCTAGTCCGTACTGCTTTTGATAGTATTTCTCGATTGCACGGAAGTGGTCTCGGTGTCTCTCCGGATTTGTTATCGGGATGAGCGCCTTGATGCCATTACCCGAAGGACTAACCCAACAAGCAAAAGTGTAATCATCGAATGCTATAGCAGGTTTAACTTGGTCTACGTTGACATCATCAAAGTCCAAGATAATGAAACCGCTGTGTTCTATCAGTGCCTCATCCTTGCGCTCTGAGAATGTTCCCGACCAACAAGCGATTGGTAACTCACGCTTGGCGGCCTTGTCTCCCTCTCTAACTTTCTCTACTAACGACTCTACCTTGCCACTCTGAATACGTTGGAGTGCTGAACCAATAGTTATGTGATACGGTTCCTTCACTGTCTGCACTGTCTTGAACAGTGATATCTTCTTGTCGAGTGGATTGATGCTCATCGTTAATTGCAATTTTTAATAGGGTTAGGTATCCAATCAAGTCATCGATTGTGTCTAGTGTCTTCTCGTTGATGCCTCGATTCTTGATGCGCATCAACTTGTCATCAATCCTGCTACATAGGTTCTCAACCGCACTACCTCTAGCGAATATGTTAGCAGGTGCTAGTGCGCTGTCTCCGTACGAGCGGTTCTTTGATACTAAAAGGTCGCTTACCGATTGTAGCGCCTCAACTATCTTTTCTTCAGTACTCTTCATGGTAAATACAATTATCGTATCCCTCCCCAACGAAGTACACCCACGCTTCCGTTTCGTTCCCGTTGTTTAGGATAATTTTTGTTTTGCGTCTCCGATAGAACCTAGGATGACCTTCAAGCATATCAACCGCTTTAAACGTCTCCTCGTTTATGTCATACACCTCAACTTTTACATTGAATCCAGATGAACTTTCTTCGTCAAGTAAGTACGGCAATGACGTGACGCAAAGGCGATACTTGCCCTCGGTCTTGCCGTCCCCTATGTGTTTTGCATCTCTCAGAAAAAAGGAGTTACCTCTCCCTTTCTTTAGCGTTCCGTAAACAGCAATCCTATTCATCGCAATGCAATTTCAGATTCAATCTTTACGAGCAGCGTATTTAGTTTATCAATGAACCGCTGAGATGGATTGGATTTGCCAATCATCACATTTCTAATTGCGTTTCTGCTAAACATCATGTGCTTTGATATAGACGTTTGTGTCATACCGTAATCGTCTACAAGTATGCGGAGCATATTCACCGCAGTCTCTGAGTCACTCACTCTCTTGTGCATGGCCTACTATTTTTTTATTTATGATTTTGGTTATCATTATTTTCTTTTCTCCCTTGAACATCTTCCCATAGCACCGCTCGACTAGGCTGACCATTGTCTTGCTGTCCTTGCTCATTATGTCAAAGGGATTATCGAACGTTGTGACAACCCATTCAGTTTTCTTGTGGATGACCCTGCCCTTCTTGAACGCTACCTCCACTTGCATATAATAAATCGGTGTTTTCATTCTCAAAGGACATTTCGATTTTCCACTTGATTATCGCTGCAAGTTCGTGAATGTTGGCAGATTTACCAAGTGTTATTTCACGAATTTGCGAAGTCTTACACATCACTACGTTGTTGCCTTTCTTCTCGGGAAGAATGACGCACGTCCAATCAGCATCTAAGATGCTGTCTACGAATTGAATTGCGTCTCCGATGGCTCTTGCGAATACCAACTGGACGCTGAAATTGTTTCCCCTCTGTTCGACAAAAAAAATAGGGGGCTTCACTCGTTTGAGTTCGGCCCCCCATTCCAATGCCAAAAGATTCGGCATTATTTCAAACATCAGAAAGGAATGTCATTCAATTCTTGTCTGTTATTAGCGGTACGTTGTTCGCCCGTATACGGCTTGGACTTGTTCTCGGAAATTACCGCATATGGTTTCTGCGGGTCACGTCCGGGACGAATGTTCAAACGGATACGGCCTTCCGCATTCGCAAACTTTGCAAACGCATCTTCGACCTCTGCTTTGGAGAGATACAGCGTGTAACCGCTGAAGTTCCCCTCGTACTCATTGTAGAATACGCTTCCAATGAAATTGGGCTTGGGTTTTTCCATGATATGGAGTTTAGAAATGAAACGAAAATTAAAGTTCCCCGGTAAGAACGTAGTTATCTAAGTCCTCACCGTTTATGAAGAAGTCAATGTAGGTCTTAACTGCTTTTGAGACCAACTGTCTGCCTTCCTCGTAAAATTGTTCAGACACCGTGAAGATGCCTATATCTTTACTCCCCTTGTCGACCGCAATAAATATGAACGATTCAAACGGGATATTAAACAACTGACAATAGATAAATACTTGAGCGGGATAACCATACTTAAGTGCGCTGTATCTAAAGCCATTTATCTCTGATGTTGTCTTAAGGTCAATGATTGCATCCTCACGTAAGATGTCTGCCTTGGCTCTGAAAGGAAGTCCTAGAACGTTGCCGATTGCAGGAACCTCAAACTTGCTGTGCTTCAAATGGCGCTTGACTATCTCATTGCGAAGTAGTGCATCGACAACCTTCATGGAGTCATCATACTCCTTGGTAGTGAGTGCTGATACTCCCTTGCCCTTGTTGGAGACTGCCTCTTTCCAAATCTTGGTTGACTTGCTTGAAGTATCCACAACAGTAAAGCGGTTATCAAACTCATGCGGCTCAAGAACCATGGTGTGTATCAACTTACCCGTAGTAAGCGCCGCAGTTTCCTCAGATGCCTTAGCGTACTTAACTATAGCATTGTAACTCTTTGGCGATTGGTTAATCAACTTACATGAGGAAGATGATAATGCTGCTTGACCGAGATAGCCGTAGTAGAAGTCATCATCAAGCATATGTTGAAGTAACTCCTCTACGGCCCAATCGGTTCCATCTAATAATTTGATTGTACTCATTAGATGAATTTCTTCAAAGCGGTCTTCTGACCCGTTGAAAATACACCTCCGTACTTTGCGATGATGCTTTCGTACGTAGCGGTGCGTGATTCCTTATCCGTGGCCTTGAGATGCTCAATGGCTTTTTGGAATACGTCATCGCCCTTGATTTCGGGAGTATCGGTAGAAGTAGTAGGCGCTGTGTTTTGTTTAGCGATAGCCATACCTACCTCCTCTGCGGATGCGATGCTAGTTTCTACACCGATAGCGTCCACGAATGCGAGTGCCCGACCTACTGCTGAAGTTTCGCAGTTCTCAACGTATGATGTCTTGTTAATCATAGATGAAGTGCGGTCCTCCTGTGCGTGAGCGGTTGCAATAGCAACTCCTTCTGCGTTACGCACGATACAGCGCATAACAACTGAGTCATTGCTCATTGAAACGATTTCGTTTTCGATTGACCAACCAGAATACTTTTCGTTCTGGCGGAAGTAGAGTAACCGCTGATTGACCTCAACGTACTGCTTACCCTTGATGTTGGTTGTCTTGAAATTGTGTGACATTTGAATTGAATTTAAAGTAAATGTAGGAAAAAGTTAGCACTAATGCAAATTTTAGTGCATAATTATGGCGAATTGGCTCCTAACTCTAGAGCGGCCTTGGGGGGGGGCTTGGGCACCCCCCTTGGCCTTCTTTAAATTGATTAGCGTGAATACTAACCGCTAAACGTGTTTCAAAGTTAGGACTGAAAAATGACAAAGTCAAGTTTTTTTCTTGCCTTGCAGTAATTTTTCTAGTTCGGCAATCCGATTCTCTAGCGCACGAATGCGTACATACTGGAACTGCATTACGTCTTGGGCCTGTGAACCCGTTGGAGAAAAGTTCGTAATCATAACTGATTTATTTTGTGTGAATACTTGGCTAACACTAGCCCGGACAATAAAAAAAGCAGCGATAAACCGCTGCGTTCGAATATCCCCGCCAAAACGCAAAGGATAAATAGGCCGACCGATACTTGGTCAAATAAATAAGATGCTTTCTTCCTCATAGTCAAGTTCAAAGTTTATATCGTTAATGAAGTCGGTGTCACCCGTGATGAATACATTGATTGGATTCTCTGACCACCGCTTTGCGTTAGCACAGAACGTAATTGCTTTATCTCTGTCGTCCGTTGCTACAAACATTCCCTTGTAGTGCATCAGGTAGAAGTCAGGTTTACCATCGAATGCTTTTACTTTGGTTACTTGGATGGTTGGGGCATTTTCAATTTTCATAATTCGTAATTTAAAGTTTGGTCATCTATTTGATTCATTTGCTTGACTACGTCACGCATACCTTGGTCTTTGCATAGCATCTTTAATTCAAAGGCGCCTTGCTTGTCGCTGTTCCTTTTTAGGTTCGTGTATCTCTTGATGAGATACTTTTCGTAGTCCGTTAGCATAACTTAATCGATTAGTTCTTGATTCTTAAAGATATAGTAATGCTCGGCACATTGACCCCATGCTCTCGCTTGGGATTCATCTAAGAAGTGACGAGTTTCATCATTTCTCTCCTCGCCATGGCATCGGATAACTTTGAAGATGTCATATGACCGCTTCGGTGGCTCTCCGTTTTTAGCAATCCACGCCTCCGCTCTTGAGATTACGCTCTTGAGATGTTCGATTTCCTTGTCGAACGTGTAGGCAAACTTTGTCGTGCTTTGACGAAGTTTAATCATTGATTCTAATTTGCGTTTGTTCTCATCTAAACGCTTGGCGTTTGACATCTCTAAGAAGTCAGCGCCGGATTGACTGATGTAACTCATAGTTAGTCGATGAATGAAATGTTAGCGATAGGTACGTACGTATTTCCCTTTGCGTAAGGGAACCGAATGGAAACCTTATGTTTCCCTAAACACCGCTTATCTGCGGTTATGTAGTTGGCGGTTACTTTACTTGTGTAACCATTGTTGGCCGTATAAATGGCTTTGCTGTTAATTAAGATTTTCTTCATGATTTTTGAATTAGAATAAATTTGCTCGGCATACTTTGAGCGTGATAGTGAACGCCCGGACACAAAAAAGCGGAGGGCCGAAGCCCACCGCTGTTAGAGAATTCCATCGTCATCCCAAGATGAGATATCGTTCTTGATTTCAAATTCGGAGTCCTTCTCCCATGCGGCAAGTGCCGCTTCGTCTGCCTCAATCTCCTCCTCCCAAAGTGATTTTTGGGTCTTGGTGATAGGAGCGGTAGTAGATTTTGTCTGCGCTTTCCACGTACCACTGCGCCATACTTTCTTGTTGCCTGCCCACACGTAACCATTGAGTTGCTTGTAGGAGTTGTTGCTGAACCAATTACCATCGGCATCGTAGTGACCCAAGTGGTCGTTGAGGATTTCGTAGTCACCACGCCAATCTAGCAAGATGACTTTGTTGGAGTTGCCTAGCGCATGAACAGCAAACGCATAGATGCCCGGATGCTCGAGAAACGATACGCTGTCCGGGAAGAAGTTGCCTAGCATTTGTGCGTACTCACGTGTGTCGCTGATTTTGTCATCACCTAGTCCGCTGATAACGCCATTGTGTACAAGAGATACACGTCCGGGTACGACATCGTGGGGGTGTAACATATCACTGCCCTTGCCGTGCGTTGCGATACGGAAGTGCAACATGATGGGCAGGTCGGATAACGTGCGGATGTATTCGTACTCCTCATAGAAAGAGTCGAATGAGTCGGGTTCGTGGTAGGAGCGCACAGCGCCTTTGTCAACGTAGGCGATACCTGCGCCGTGGTTGTTATTGTCCCATGCATTCTTGAGTTGATGCTTGGGGATGAATGAACCGGGTTGGTTGAGAATTGCAATACACATAATCAATAATGAATTAAGGGGTTATACTTTAATAAGGTCGATGGGGCAAGTGTACCGGCCACGGCCATCAGTAATGACTGCCTTGGTTCGATTTACTTGGACGATTTTGAATTCACGCCCTGCATACTTGGGGCTAGTCAAGGTGACGATGTCACCGATAATGAGTCGTTGCTTTTTGACTGCCGCACTCAAGTTGCGCTTGGCTTTGATGATTTCTACGATTGTCTTGTTTAGATTTCGTAGGTCTTGGAGGGACATTGCCTCGAGTTGATTTTGATTGTACATAATTTCTATTTGTTAGTGATGATACCAAGTAGAGCAAGTGCGCTAGAAAACGCTCCGCCCAAAATAAACGTACCGATTAGTTCGCTTTCTTCACAAAAAAACAAACCGAACATTCCGATAGTAAAAATGGTCATGCTGATTTTCAGCATAAGTTTAGATACGTCTTTGCTTTTCATAGTTCTGCAATTACAAATTCATTTTCAATGTTGGTTTCTTTCAGTGTATTCTTATCGATGCACCCTTCAAGTAAATGCGTTCCTTTGACGCTGTTGACGATTTGAAAACATTTGGTGTTCGTTATTTCGTTCCATTCGTTTACGATTTTTCGTGCGTCAGTTAAACTACCAACAAAATAAGTCCATGCGTAGTGAGTCATGATAATAAAATAAAGTGGTTAATACAACGTGAGCGCTCGTGATAGTGAGCGCCCACCGCTTTAGGCCTAATGTCTATTTATACTCGCCCAAACGAGTTGGTGATGTGCCGTACCACACCACCTTTGTCCAACCAATACGTGTACGGACGTAGGTCTTAAACGAGTGACTTGTCAATCGTTGCACCACCGAACTTTCCGTGTACCTCCCGGCGAACGTAAACGCTCATCGAGTTGTACGCATTCTTGATGCGCTCAATCATTCGGTCGTGGTCATCCTGCTTGAGGAAGTTACGTGCGCTCACGTCCTCTAGGCAACCTGCGAACAAGTAGACCAAGGCCTGCTTGCGGCGCAGTTTCGTGTTGTCGTATTGGCTCTTGAGCAATTTGAATAATTTCTTGTCGCTGAACATAGCCTCTGCAACATCAGAGTAGGTAGTGAACTTTCCGCTGTCAATAGCACGTGCAATCCACTGAACTAATTTTGTGCGGAACTTGATGCCATCCAAGGAGGGAACAGCAGAGAAGATGCGAATCTCTACAGCGCCTCCTCTCTTGCGATGAATAGCACGACGTGAGCCGTGCTCGATGTCACGCTTGGATTGGACACCGCTGTATCCGTTAGACAATCGGCCCTCGTACAAGGAAAACAACATGGGTACGAATGGCATGAGTTTAGCAACCAATTCATCGGTTGACATTCCCTTGCGAGAGATGGTGATGTGACCGCCACAACGGCGAGAATATCCCGCATTCATGACCCAATCGAGTCGGTCATACTCAGCGAACAAGGATGCCGTGTCCATTAGATTCATCACCGGGCTGACTACCTCGAAACCGGTATTATCAAGTGAGCCATCACGCTCGGCAATCCATCCGTTACCAAGGTCACAATTAGCGTATGCACAATGATTGCGGACACCCATGTCTTCTTTCTCGACCTCGATGCCTACGAACCAATCAACGCTAGAGTCACGTAATAATTCCGTGCTTCGGTTCGGGCCGTGATAACCACTAAGTTGTGGTGTAGGGCCATGTGTTCTACGTGCTTCCATGTTCTCATAGATGTACGTGCCATCTATAACTAACTGCGGAATGTTTGCAATCACTTGAGCGATGAGCGAACGGCATGAGTTAAGCAAACTTACTCCGCCATCCTCATTGATGAAACGATAGCCGTTTGATGCCCAACGACTCAAGTACACGGGGAGTTCTTGTATGTCAACGCTTCCGTTAGGAAGTTGAACTAGCACGTGGGCTTTCTCCGGGAAGCGTGGCTCACTTTCGGTACGTACGTGCATTCGGTTTAACTTGAAACCCTCAATCTCTAACAGCATACTGCTGTGTACGCTTTCTTGGATGTTAATCTCGTACTGCTCTGCAATGGCTGTAGGGATTGAAGTGCTGCGAATTTCACCTGCCTCATCAGCGTAGTTATATCCGATAGCATTGGCCGAACGTGCGAACCAAAAGCCGAACTGACGATTGAATTGCGCACGGCTTTCCATGATTTGACGGCCGGTAAGAATGTTAATAACTGACATAACAAAGGGGTTTTAGGTAAGACAACCGGGGCCGTAGCCCCACGCTTCGTGCTTAATGTTCTATTTATTGTCGCACGAACGACATTTGCGCCACGCCTTGGCGCTGTCCGTTTACCACACGGAATGTGAAGATGACTTGCTCATCTCCGTACATAGCACGGATAGATTGGTAGGTGACTACATCTACCTTCTTGAACTTGCGAAAGAATCTCATGCTCATTTGGATGCCAATTTAGATTCCATCAAAGAGAGAATATTCAACAATCCATCGATTGCTTTTGAATGTCCCGGATACGAGTAACGATTGTCGATGCTCACATGCTCATTGCGCTCATCTTTTACATCCTCAAGTATATACTTAAGGAATTCGATTTGTGAAACGATACATTGTGCATCGAGAACATCCGAAGAACAATTTGCTTTGCTGATAGCATTGCTGAGTTCGCTGATTCCAATTTCCATGGTCGTTATGTGCCGTGTTATGCTCTTGCACTCTTGAGTTAGTTGTTTTTGTTTTGGTTGGATTAGGTCTGCGCAGTGGAGTCGAACCACTAGCCCCCGATTGGACGTTGCCGAACCGCAGAAAAGAAAAGAGTAAACTAACGACCTGCTCCCTTTTGGCGATGCGGACGCCTAGCGTCCCGATACCGCATATGCTGTGGGTTTGGGTCTAACAGCGCCAACCTTTTATCGATTGCCCGATTGCAACCGAACGTGTTGAGATTGATGCCGTTTTCAAGTTTACATTATTGAGATATTTGCGCAGGTGTTCTGCCGGCGTTCATTGGTCGCTGTCTTCACAAGTAACGATGGCGGCCACGGCCGCTCTCGCTTTACTACGTTGAACTTTGATTTCTTACGGCCGGCCTACTAGGCTTTGCTCGTATCTTCGTTAACCGCCCTCCCTACTTTTCATTGACCTGCTGTGTACTGCGCTCTACGCTCATTTTCGCTTACATCGCCTACTCTAATCTACCTGCTCTGCTACTCCGCTCCCCACCGCCCGACTAGCAGGTTGCCGTGGCGCTCTGCTAGAATCGTATGGGGTTCACAAGAGGGGTTTAGATTATTTGGGAGGAGTTGTTCCTACAGCCAATCTAATGTATCCTCGTTTGGGACTTTTTCCACCTACTCATCTACTTGCCCTCAGCATCCGCATCCGGGTTTCGATTTTCACCTGATAAAGAAATGAACGTTGTTCCGTTGAACAGCACAAGTATACGAACACTTGGCGAATCTGACAAGTGCCCCACCAAAGAAATCCCTCCCCCCTAATAGGTATATATAGGGAAATCAAGCGTAACTGCCTGATAGTCAGCGAGTTAACATTGACTAAAAAAAGTGGTGATGTGACTAAAAAAGAGGATAAATAGTTGAGTTAAGGTAGGATGTACCATAAGTTTTCAAGGGGTGTTTTGAGTTAACTGACTGAAAATCAACCGATTAAAGAAATGGTATGCGACTAATTCTGACGTAACTAACTGAAGACCAATAAGTTAAATGATGCACTCATGTCAGTATTTAAAGGAATTAGTGCGAATACATATGTTTAAGATTAACGCAGTAAAAGGAGGGAAACGATACCGAATACCGATGTTATTATTTGAAGCGATTAGATGCGATTTAAAGCCCATAGAAACCAAGGGAATACTATGCTAATCTGATATGCGAATTGTAACTAGAAAAGTTTGATAAGATGGTATAGGAAATTTAGGGGAGGATTGATGGCCTGACATCTACCACTTTCCCCCACTAAAAACCACCTGATATCGGTATGAATACGTTTAAGGTAGCCTAACCAACCCAAAACGCTGAAAAGTTTGATGCTAACTATCTGAAAACAAGGGGGTTGGGGTCAGGATTCCGTTTCGGTTTGGGGAGCCGGACGTCGTCTTAGTATAATTATCCCCACGGTACATATTTCTAACCCCAAAAAACGGGGAGTATGCGGTTGACAACAGGGGCAATGACAGAAGAAGGGGAAGCGCTGCGACTGGACACAATGCTCCCCCTTGTATTTCGCTGTGGATGTCACCGCTATCGCTCTCGTGTCTACGTTGTGCTTGGGGCTTGGAAGCCCACGCACTACTGCTGTTATTCGGTTAACGTGAAACGTGTGCCGTAGGATGGCTGCTCATACACAGTGAAGCGAAGTTACGGAAAAAAAATGAGAAAGTCAAGTGCCAAAACACGGTTTTGAATAATCGGTATATTTGCATTATGGAACTAAGTAAGAACTTTACTCTCAATGAGTTAACCGCTTCAAACACGGCCAAGTCAAAGGGAATCTCCAATGAGCCTGATGCCAAGCAGTTGGCTGCGTTGCAGTTATTGGTAGAGAAGATACTCCAACCGCTCAGAGATGGAATCGATAAACCCATCAAGGTGAGCAGCGGTCTTAGGGTCCCCGCTCTTAACAAGGCCATCGGGGGGTCAGTCACGTCCCAGCACTGTAAGGGTGAGGCGGTTGACATCCAGATGTCCGGGAAGACGGGCAACGCCAAGTTATTCAACTACATCAAGGAGAACCTAGTGTTCGACCAGATGATTTGGGAGTTCGGTACGCAGGAGAATCCAGAATGGGTTCATGTGAGTTACTCAGCCAAGGGCAACCGTGGTGAGATTCTTCGTGCCTATAAGAAGGACGGTAGGACTCGTTATATGTTATACAAGTGATTGCGGTACGTAGACCAGTGGACCCCAAGGGGCTGAGGGCGGAGGTTCGTCCTGACAACAGGGAGAAACTCGTTAAGTTCGATGTCTCTAGATATATAAAGAAGAAGAAAAAGAAAAAATGAAGGTAGCCAAGAAGACCAACCCCGGTCTGTGGGAGAGAGCGAAGAGCCAAGCGAAGGCGAGGATGGGTGGTAAGCACTCAGCCCGTGCCATGCAGTTGGCTGTCTCCATCTACAAGAAGGCGGGGGGAGGATATTCAGGCTCAAAGGGTGGCGGTAACTCACTCTCCAAGTGGACGAAGCAGGACTGGGGTACCAAGAGCGGTAAGCCGTCAGGGGAGACCGGGGAGCGTTACCTACCCAAGAAGGCCATTAAGTCTCTCACGTCTGCGGAGTACGCTGCGACAACGAGAGCCAAGAGAGAGGGGACCAAGGAAGGCAAACAGTTTGTATCACAACCAAATAAGATAGCCAAGAAGACGGCTAAGTATAGAAAATGAAGGCACGTAAAAGAAAAACTACCGGAACCGTTAAAGGAGAAAGAACCCTACCGATGTCCGTTAAGTCAGAGTCAACTAGAACCGTCAGCAGTGATGGGTCATCTTCATATAGGAGCGTTAGCAGAGGTGAGGACGAAGCAGGAAGTTCTGTTCGTGAGGTAAAGAATGAGAACGAAAAAGCTTCCACCGCTTATGCAAGAAAGCGTAAGCCTACATCGCCCGTTAAGGTGGGTCCATCAAGACCCTCCACAACCACGGCTAACTTTAACGACTCAAAGGGTGTTAGGACTTATACGGAGATTGAGCGTGAGGTACGTCCCGGAATCTCAGACAGACAGTCCGTATCTGATTTAGAGAAAGCAAAAAGAATGACACGATGAAAGCACGTAAGTATAAACACGGTGGAAAGGTTGAGATGTACAACCCGGAGACTATGGAGATGGCTATGACTCAGGTCACCGCTATGATGGATAAACTAAAGCGTATCCAAAAACATATGACCGTAGATGTTGACGCATGGGTCGCCAGCAAGATTACATTGGCGGATGATTATCTGACGTCAGTGGCTGACTATCTGCAATACGAAAACGATGAGAGCAAGTAGAAGCAAGCAGTACTACGACTCCAACCCTGAGGCGAAGGAGAAGAAGAAGGCGTATGATACGAAGTACCACTCCACGGAGGAGCGGAAGAAGTATCGTGCGTTCCTAAATAAGAAGAACCGTCAGGCCGGTACGTACGGCAACGGGGACGGTAAGGACTACGACCACGATGAGGCTCGTATGATACTGCAAAGAAGAAATAGGTCTAAGAAATAATGAAGCGACCAGAGCACTTTCAAGATTATCTGTTTCACTACAATCCATACACGGAGATGTGGGCGGCATTCAAGCGTGAGCACTCCAATGAGTACTTCAATGGGGATGTGACCAACGTGGTGTTCTATTACTCCATTAAGGACCTAGTTAGATACATTAACAACCTAAAAGATGGCACAATCCCACAAGCGACTCAACAAGAGGCCCAACTTCCGTAACGGAGTCAAGTGGGCGGCTATTCAGCAGAATAACCTCAACATCATAGAGAGATTAAACAATGAAGGCAAGTAAAAGCAAAGTAATGGTGGAGGCTCCATCAGGATATCATTGGATGTCAGAGGGCGGTAGATATTATTTGATGCCACACTCAGGCGATTTTGTCCCACACAAGGGGGCGAGCCTAGAGATGCCGTTCAAGGTCAAGCGTCAGCATCAAGGTAAATAGCCTCGTCACCCTCCAGTTTTCTATATAACCGCTGAATTAGCAGGCGACCCTGCTGTGTCAGTGCGTATCTAGCCTTATACCCGACACCCCCATCCAGTTTGAGCATCTGACGTGTCTCACTAGTTGCGGAGTTCTTGTTGAAGTATATTCCAACGTGTCCCAACTTAATCAGCGGAGAGAGAACTATCTCGTAGTTCTTAATGCGACTCATCATCGAGAAGTTGTCCCTCAGGTACTCCTCAGTGAAGAACTCAAGGTCGTACATGAAAAACAAAGAGTGTAGCATCAAAGGTGTCAGTTCGTAATTCTGACGAGCGTCCTTAGTCACGTGACGTAAGTACTTGAGGTAGTTGCGGTTAACGTTTCTAGCGGGGAGCAGAGAGAACTCCCTGTCCATCCGCCCGTTCGCTCCAGAGCGCTTTGCCATTTGGATTATATTTGCGTTGAATGTAATTGTATAGAAATGGGCTTAGACAAAGATAAGTTGGATGAGTTTTATAGAGAGTATTACGATATAGTACAGGACATAAATAACCTCATCATTAAATACGGGCTAACGGATGACTGCTTCTCGCTTTCAGCGGTGGGGTGGTTTAAGGACACAGAAACAGACGATGCGTCTCTGGACCTAGCCTATCATATTAACGTAGATTCTGAAGACGACCTAGACGAGATTCTGTCTTTCTTAACGGAGGGATACCGTCAGCAGGATAAAGATGACCCAAGCAAAATTGATTACTGGCTCAAGAGGATGGGCGGTGATATAAACTAAATTAAAATGATACGAAAGATTATTATCGGCATCAACCCAAAGGATGCCCTAGCGTATTTCATCGGCATGAGGGCCGGTGAAGGGACGGTGGTAGCCATCGAACTAGACGAGAGAGACTATATCAAGAACGGGACCAAGTCGTATGACATCTTCATCGAGAGCGAGGAAGGGACCATGAAGTGGAAGCGCATTGAGAATATGCCAGTCATTATCGAGCACGATTGTAGATTCTGATGAAACCGCTGTATGATTTCTTAGTATACCTACCTAAGAAGTTCAAGGACACGATTACGGTAGGAGGGACTGAACTGTATCTAGACAGTAAGTTCGATGAGTTTAATAACCGCTATTGTAGTGCGGAGATTGTATCCGTACCACAGAAGTACGACACGGGAGCAAATCCCGGTGACACGCTTTATTTCCATCATCACGTGGTGCTGGAATCCAAGTACAAGATGGGAGATGATATCTATAGGGTCCTATACGACCCCAATGGAGGATATAACTCACACGCCTACGCCTATCAGAACAAGATAGGAGTGCATATGTTGGACGAGTGGGTTTTCCTTGAGGCATACGACACGGACGAACAGGTTTCAACCTCAGGTCTTGTGATATCAATGGACAAGGCGGCACCTACTACGGGTGTTCTGCTATACGACAGCGTGGCCACCGCAGAACTGGGCATAAAGGCTGGGGACGAGGTTGGATTCTCTAAGGAGAGCGACTACGCCATGGACGTTGACGGCAAGAAGGTATGGAGAATGCGTATAAGTGACCTGATGTATGTCAAGAAAGCCTAGTTTCACTACACTCGATGCGGCCCAGCGGCTGATGAACTCCATGGAGGTCGCCATCAACAACATGATTGAGGAGATTAAGAAGCCCGTTGACCCGGATATCACAGGTTCCGCACGTAAGGCCGAACTACAGTCCATCAAACAGACCGCAGTAGACGCTCGTGAACTGTTGCAGGAAAGGCAACGGCTCGAGGAGATGATTAGGTCACTACGAGACAGTGGCTGCATGGAGCAGGTCAGTGACTTCTCGGGAGGATTCGCAGAGAAATTCGCTAAGTAATGGCTGGATTAAAGGAAATCAAGGGGTACGATGACTTCGTAGTAAACATATGCGTTGACGATACGGAGGGAGAAGTCATGCTATTGGCTGACATTCTTATCCAATTACCTAAGGTTCCTGAGGATTCAGAGATTCTATTTAACGACCTACCCAAAGAAAAACAACACTGGAGAAGACAGGAGATGCCCGGAGACTTAGCCCGCATCCGCTCCATGGACGAGTGGTCGGAGCAGCCCAAGGAGTTCCGGTCACGGTACACGACCTATATTGAGCGAGAGTTCAAGCGCAGACGTGAGGGCGTGTGGTTCTACAACAACGGAGCACCGACATACATAACGGGAAGACACTATATGCTCCTTCAATGGAGCCGAATGGATATCGGTTACGCCTCGTATCTTGAGTTCCAAAGGAGACTTTTTCTACACTTCGCAGCCTGTGAGGCGGACCCAAGATGTTTAGGGCAGGTGTACACCAAGTGTAGACGTTCAGGGTACACGAACATCAGTGGAGCAATCCTAACCGATGAAGGTACGCAGGTATCCAATAAGATTTTGGGTATGATGTCCAAGACCGGTAAGGATGCACAGGAGAACATCTTCATGAAGAAGGTGCTTCCGATGTTCCGCTCCTATCCGTTCTTTTTCAAACCCATTCAGGACGGTACGACCAACCCCCGTATGGAACTGGCCTTCAGGGAGCCAGCGAAGCGAATCACTAAGAAAAACAAGACCTCCAATGTAGGTGAGGCACTGGACACTATAATTAACTGGAAAAACACTGTAAGCAATGCGTATGACGGTGAAAAACTGCACATCCTGTACTTGGATGAGGCCGGTAAATGGGAGAATCCTCTGGATATCACTGAGGTATGGCGTATCCATAGGACGTGTCTTATCGTTGGTAAGAAGGTTATCGGAAAGGCGCTGATAGGCTCCACGGTAAACCCACTGGATAAGGGCGGTGCAAACTACCGCAAACTCTACTTTGATTCAGACCCAACCAAGAGAAACGAGAACGGCAGGACAAAGAGCGGTCTATATAGAATATTCATCCCCGCATACGAGGCCCTTGAGGGTTTCTTTGATGTCTACGGCAACCCCATAGTGGAAGACCCCGCAAAGCCTACGCTCACCATGGACGGTGACATAACTACCATCGGTGCCAGAACGTATCTAAGTAATGAACGAAGAGCGCTAGGCTCTGACCCTTATGAACTAAACGAGGTCATTCGTCAGTTCCCATGGTCGGAGGACGAAGCGTTCCGTGACTCGACCAAGAGTTCTCACTTTAATGTGGGCCTCATCTACGAGCAGTTGCAATACAACAGGGAGTTGTATCCAAACCCAGTTATCCGTGGAAACTTCATGTGGGCGAACGGAGCGCCGGACACAAAGGTCATATGGAACCCTGACGAGAACGGCCGCTGGAGGATATCGTGGCTACCCCCCGAGGAGTTCAGAAACAAAAAAAGAGTGGACTACGGTAAGACGTATCCATCGAACGACAATATAGGCTGCGGTGGAGTTGACTCATATGACCTTGACAACACCATGGACGGAAGAGGCTCCAAGGGTGCCTGCCATATATTCAACAAGTTCAACATGAACTTCCCATCGAATATGTTCGTGGCTGAATACGCAGAGCGTCCACCGCTCGCTAGAATATTCTATGAGGACGTACTCATGGCTGCGGTATTCTATGGTTATCCACTCCTTATAGAGAACAATAAGTACGGTATCGTTAGATACTTCGAGAGCCGTGGTTATGACGGATACATTATGGATAGGCCCGAACACCTAAAGGCTCCCGGAGCGGCAGCGAACGTTAAGACAAAAGGTATCCCATCGAACTCACAGGACGTTATACAGGCTCACGCTCAAGCGATTGAGGCATTCATCCACGAGCACGTAGGCAGCAATCACAACACCGGAGAGTACGGCAAGATGTATTTCGACCGCACACTAGAGGACTGGATTGGGTACCGTATCGATAACAGAACCAAGTTTGACTTAACCATATCTTCGGGTCTAGCGCTACTGGCGGCCCAGCGGGTAAAGAAGGAGACCCAGAAGGCTGATATGTCCGACAAAGTCTTCTTCCGTAGGTACAAAGTGCGCAACTAATTGACTGCCAATAAAATAGGTATATTTGCACATAAACTGGGTCAAAAGCAATCCATCCAAATATGGCTAGTAAAGATAACAGATACGGGAATTTCCCCGACCCTTTAGTTCCTGCTCAAGCGAAAGGCGAGAAGAAGTATGGACTAAGATACGCTCGTGCCATTGAAAAACAGTGGGGCGGCACTGAAGACAACGGAAGTCTCTTTAAGAAGAGAATGAAGGAGTTTGAGAAGTCACGAAACTATGCCAACGGTACACAGGATACGTCAATCTATAAGCAGATTCTAAACTCCCTCGACCCAAACAATGGAGACGGCTCACTCTTGAACATTGACTGGTCTCCCGTACCCATCCTCCCCAAGTTCGTGCGCATTGTCGTAAATAAGATTCTATCTAGGAATCCTTATCCGAACGTAGAGGCTACGGACCCCCTATCTATCACAGAGAAGGAACGCAAGAAGGCGGAGGTGAAGTTCAACGTAAAGAACAAGGAGTTGCTTAGAACGGCAGCGGCTGCCGGCCTTGATGTGGGTACTGACGTTGAAACAATCCCAGACAGCCCCGAAGAGGCTGAAATCTTCTTGGAGGCCAATACAAAGATTACATCAGAGATTGCGGCACAGATTGCCACGAGCCTTACTCTGGATTGGAATGACTTCAATCACAGTGTCTATAGACGCTGCGTCAATGACTTAGTTACCTGCGGTATGGCGGTGACTAAGCGTGAGAATGACCCCAATTATGGTATCAGCACAAACTACGTAGACCCAGCCTATTTCATTCACTCAGCCACGGAAGACCCCGGGATGAATGACTTGACGTACGCAGGACACATCCGTAAGATGACCATTCAGGAACTCAAGCGCATCGCTGGAGACGACCTCACGGAGGAGCAGTATGAAAAACTGGCTAAGAGTGTGCAGAACAAGTACACCAACGACCCGGCCAAGATGTATCAGAACCAGTACGATTCATCGACCACCAAGACGTCTTTCGGCTACGATGAGTTTGTCGTGGAAATCCTCGACTTTGAGTTCATCTCCGTAGATGACATTTACTATGAGTCTAAAGAGTCTCGCTTCGGTAACGTAGGATTCTACTACAAGGGCAACGAGTACGTTCCCTCACGTGACAGCGTGTATGACCGCAAACCATATCGTATGTCTTACGCTACTCTGTACGGAGGTAAGTACATTATAGGAACGGACATCATCTTCGACTACGGCCTCAAGAAGAACATCCCTAAAAACGTTCACGACATTACCCGTGCTAGGCTATCATACTCCGTTGCTTCGGTAAATATGAGAGGGATGATTCCTAAGTCATTGGTTTCTGGCGTTACAGGATTTGCTGACCAACTCCAGATTACTCACCTCAAGATTCAGCAGGCCATTGCCAAGGCGAAGCCTGACGGACTGATGATTGACATCGAGGGCCTCGAGAACGTTCAGTTGGGTAAGGGAGGAGAACTTCAGCCCCTCGAGATTCAAGATATCTACGAACAGACGGGTGTATTCTACTACCGCTCAAAAAACCCAGAAGGTGGATTCCAGAACCCTCCCGTTAGAGAGATTTCAAACCAGATTCGGAACATCAATGAATTGGTGAACCTATATAACCACTACCTCAGAATGATTAGAGACGCTACAGGTCTCAACGAAGTGGTTGACGGTTCCACCCCTAAGGGCGATGCACTTGTAGGTGTACGCCAACAAGCTATCGAAGCGTCCAACAACGCTACGTATGACATCACTCACTCAGCAATGATTCTGTACAGAAAGGTATGCGAAGACATCGTTAAGTGTCTGCAAATCCTACCCGTAGAGTCTGTAATATACAAGACGTATGAGAATGCTATCGGTAAATCAAATATGGACGTTCTCTCTTCATTTAGAGACCTTCCTATGTATAATTTCGGTGTCCGTGTAGTAGCCGAGATGTCCGACATGGATAAAGCGTACTTAGAGCAAAACATCCAGCAGGCACTCGCCCAGAAGGAGATTGACCTCGAAGATGCTATCGCCATTAGAAGACTGAAGGATGTGGACCAAGCGGAGCAGTTGCTTGTAGTTAGACGTAAGAAGCGCATCAAGCAGCAGCAGGAGATTGCCATGCAGAACTCACAGATGCAATCGCAAATGAACCAGCAGACGGCTCAGGCGGCATCTCAGGGTAAGATGCAGGAGACTGAAATCAAAGGTCAGGTTGAACTTCAAAAGATTCAAGCGGAGATGCAAGCCAAGGAGCGGTTGTTGCAGATTGAATACCAACTCAAGATGGAACTAGCTAAGGTTGAGGCCGAAGCCATGCAGGGCGCTCGTCAGGAAGACATGGCCTTCCGTGCCAATTTGGAGCAGAAACGTGAAGAGTCTAAAGATGAGCGTGTTAAGAAGCAAGCGGTTGAGCAATCTAAATTGATTAGTCAACGCCAAGGTCAGCGAGGAGAGTTGGAAGATACTCAGGCTGACATCTTGAGTCAAATTATTGGTAATCAGTAAGTTAGTATCTTTGTAATATGTCACAGAGCGTAAACTTAGATATCGCAAAAAGAGTAGACCTAATCTGCCGTAAGGGAGATACGTTTACCATTTCCTTGACATTTACAGATACCAATGGGGACGATATGCCTGTAGACAGCCATGCATTTCGTATGGCGGTAAAAGAGACTGACACATCCGCAGCAGATATTATTGCTACAAGTGATTTTTCTTTTGATGTAGACCCTGCAAATGTTGTTACAATTACTTGTCAGTATGATGTAATGGAAACAAAACCAGCCGGTGTGTATGTATATGACCTCCAGAGCAAGGTTGGAAATGTTGTGCGGACTTGGGTTTATGGAATATTCAAAATTAACGAGGACGTAGCAACATGACGAATATTTCCATTGTTAATGGCGGACAAGTAAACCTTGATGTTAATAATCAAGTAACAGGAGGTCTTTCTGTTGTATCTCAACCAACATCTTCTGTCTCTGTTGCTGGTATTGTTTCCGGGAAAGGAGACTCTCATTTTGTATATACTCAATCTACTCCTGAATCAGTTTGGGAAGTAACTCACAATCTTTCAAAAAAACCATCGGTAACTGTTGTTGATTCGGCAGACACGGTAGTAATTGGAGAGGTTGAATATTTATCATCAAACGCTGTGCGATTAACCTTTGTCGGAGCCTTTAGTGGCAAAGCATACTTTAACTAACGAGATATGGCTATTAATTATCTATCTTCTATTAACCTTGGCAAACTGGAACTCCAGAATGCCAGGGTACACAACTTGGCGGGCGCTCCATCGTCTCCTGTTGCTGGTCAGATTTACTACAATACGACTGACAACACAATGTACTTCTACAATGGAAGCGCTTGGATTGATACCAAGGGTGACATTCAAGAGGTTGTTGCTGGAGGTGGTCTTACTGGCGGTGGCGCTGGTGGCTCAGTAACCCTTGCTGTTGGTGCTGGTACTGGTATTGTCGTAAACAACGATGACGTTGCTCTTGATACGCTTCATACACGCAACGTGGCGCACGATAGTATTGACCTTACGGCAGGGGCTGGTTTGACTGGTGGTGGTGATATCACTACCTCTCGCACGTTTACTGTTGGGGAAGGTACGGGTATCACGGTAAATGCCAATGATGTACAGTTGAAGAATGCTGGCAACCTCACTCAGTATAAACTGTTGATGTGGGGCGCTAATCAGCTTGAGCAACCAAACATCACTCGCACGGTAGACGTTAGCAGCAACGAGACCATCACCTTCGGTGGCGCTGAGGTTGTTATCTCTGGTAACCTTACCGTTAATGGTACTACCACTAGCGTAAACTCTAACGAGGTTAACATCGGTGATTCAATCATCAAGTTAAACTCTGATGAGACAGGAGCCGCTACTCAAGATGCAGGCTTTGAAGTTGAGCGTGGAACAGATTCCAATGTATCGTTCATTTGGAACGAAACAAGCGACTACTTCTCTACTGTAGACCAGAAGTTCCACATCGGTACTGTTGATAC